CTCTCCTCTTCACTCTGTTCCACTAGGTCATCTGCTATAAAGCAATCATCATATGCTGCAGAGAAGAAAGCAAGCTTTCGCTTATCTTCTTTTCCTTGAGCTACCGCATCTACCACATCAAAATTCTGCCACTCTTGAATGAATAGCAAAACCGCTCTGTAATATTGCCTTGACCTTATTGATCCCACCTTCTCCATGAAACCATCAATAGCTGTGTCTTCGAAAGCTGTTCCCATATCTTCATACAAATATTCTAGCTCGTGAAAAAGAACCGTTGCTCCATTATGGGCCACGATCTCATCATACCACATTCCATTACTCACCTGAGTTCTAAAGTGCAGTTGTTCAAATGGCGGGGGATGCCACTCTTCTTCATAAACTTCCGGCACACTGTTCAGTTTGTTTTGTAACATTCCTTCCATTTGTGCCATTCGATCCCAAGGATCCCAAATCTCCAAACCTGGTTCTGGGTATTCATACGTCCATTCTTCCTCTCTAATTGGTGAATCAGGCGGGGCATGGTACTGTGCTTTAGCTGACACAAACTTGTCTTTTCTAGTCTGTAATTTACGCTCGCTTGCCTTCATGGGTTCTACTTTCGCTGAACTCGGCATTTTCTTCGTTCCTTCACGCAATTCTTTAAGGTAATCTAAATCGACTGAGACGTTTTTAATGTCTGTCGATTCTGAAGCTCTCCAGGCCTCTAGAGAAAAGATAATCTCTGCCAACACTTGTTGGTATGTCAATATCTCTGTATCTATATAACCGGGGTCCGATGCACTCGTTGGTACTGGTCTCATTCTACGAAATCTCCAATTTTCTGCCAAATGACAGGGTCCTTCTGAATACTGCCAATATAACAAATTTCGTCTTCGCCACATCGCTTCGTTGTCTCTCAAAGAATTATACTCTGGATATGCTAAATTAGCGGATGATATTATGACCTCACTTGTGAAAGCTCGACCTTTTTCCTCCAATCTCGCAAATTCTGGGTAATAAGCTCCATTACTAAACATCAATAATTTCTTATGATCTCCTGATTCGCATCCTGCTACGTCTTTCAACGCTCCATCGTCATCTATAACAACAATCGCTTGTTGCACATAGTTGTCCATAAATTTTTTAGCAGGATTCCACCAGTAAATGTCATCTTTCTTATAAGGGTGTTCTTTAACCACTCCAGGTTGAGTCAACTTCGATGCCAATAAATTGCCAAACAAAGATTTACCACAACCGGGGCCTCCAACTAGCATTACGCCAAAAGGAATAGCTCGGTTCAAGTCTTCTGCTGAAAAATTGTTGCCTGATAAATAGGTTCTAAAGTCATTAATCTTTTTCAAAACTATCTGACGCGCCACTGATGTTGTGGTTATATCTCCTAATGTCATCAAACCTTCAATCTTATTGCAAATGTTCTTCAAATGTCTTGCATGAGCCATAGTGCGTATATTAACCATATCATCAAATGTCAATAGCGGATCCACATAAGCGTCCACGTGATTCATAAAATTCACAATATCTATATCGTGTTTCTTAAAATCCGCTTCCGCCTTTCTCATAGCTCTGGTATGTGTTATCTTCTCAAAAATCTTTTTCATAGTCTCAAAAACATATTCTACAATGTGCCAAGCTGATACAGCTCCTCGTTCGAAGTTGCTCAGCGATCTTCCATGATCTGCAAATTTCTTAACGGTCTTCCATCCATCAGAGAAGCATGA